TTCAATCTGTTTGCGGGGGGGCGATGAACAGCCACGGCTTGCCTCGGGAGACCGTCGAAAGGCTGTACCGGCTTTCCAGGGCGGCGGAATTTCCCGCCCTGCTCGACGTTTTGAGCGCCGAAGCCGCCTCCGCGACGAAACGGGCGCTGGCGAGCGCCGACCCGAAGCTGTGCGGCGCGGCGTGCGCGCTGCGCGACGCGCTCGCGTGGCTCGAAGGCATCCCCGCCGAATTCGAAGCGCGGAGGGACCGTGGCGATTGAGCGCCGTCCGGGGCGAGCAGGCGGCGCCTCAGTGCGGCGCGTCGCCGATTTCCAGCCGGCGCTCGATGCGATCCACCCTGGCGGTGAGGTGGTCGATCCGAGTGTGCGTTTCCACCACGTCGCCGTACATGTGGGCCAGATCGCGGCGCATTCCGGCAATGGTGGTTTCCATGTGGGTCAGGCGGGTTTCAACGCTGGTCAGGCGGTGTTTCACATCGCCCAGGTCGGCCTGAATCTGCTTGAGGATGTTGAACATCAGGGCGAAATCGGCGTCGGTCATCGGCGGTCTCCTTTCGATTCGGCGAGTATAGCGCCGTCCGTGGCGCGTGCGGGGTCAGGCTTGCTGGGCTTCGCGGTCTTCGGCCAGCATCTCGAATTCCGGCCCCGACCGCCCCATGCGGCGGTCCAGTTCGCGCTTGAGGGTGAGCGACAACCACTTCTTTTCGTGCTCGATCCGCTCGAGGCGGTAGGCCATCACCGCCTTGTCCATGCCGTTCAAAAAATCCTCGACTTCGGGATAGAGCGCGGCGGGGATGCGGTCCCGCCGGCTGACGCGGGCGAGCGCGCAGGCGTATTTGCCCAGCCAATGCCGGACGCTGCCTTCCATGTAGAAGGCCCGCGCCATGCACCAGATGGTGTCGCTCAGCCGGCTCAGTTGGCCGTCGGAGATCAGGGCGGGCATGGGGATGGCGAGATAAAAACCGCCGTTCAGGTAGGCGTCGAAGACGCGAACGATTTCGACCTGCACGTCGAATGCCCTCTCGGTTTCCGACTTCATGCAGATGAAAATAGCCTGCTTTTGGTTCAGGTAATACTCGGCGGTGGGGCGTCCACCGAGTTCGCCGGAGGTTTTCCCCACCGTGGGGAGAACTCCAAAACTCAACAGCTTAGCTTCGTTGCGCTTGATGAGGTCGCGGATTTTGACGGGACGCTCAAAGCCGAGATGCTCGGCCAATTGCACATCGAGGATGCGGGGGCCGCCTTCGATGACGGTCAGGGACAGGGCGTTGCCAGACATGCGGAGTGCTCCAAGGTTTCAAGTAATCGCCCCGCGTTCAGAGTAGCGGGGCAGGAAGGACTCAACTTGAGCAACCTTGGTGGCTCGGACAGGTATTGGTTATTTCCTGTTCCTCATCCTTTCCTGCCTTGCAGGGCAGTTTACCAGAAACCCAGGGCGGATTTCGGGCATAAAAAAAGCGCGCTGACGGGGCGGATGGCCGCCAAGGTATTCAAGTACTGTCAGCTTACGCCCGCCGTGCGGCGGGGTCAAGACCGGTCAATCGCCCGGCCGACGGGCGCGACACGATACCGCGAACACCTTAACTTCAATGGAGGCTCGTGATGGAAACGGCACCCGAATACCAAACTGAAATCCCCGAACAGGTGATCGCCCAGCGCGATAAGGCGCGGCAGGAACTCCAGCCGCCGGCGGAGCCGGAGCAGCGGCAAGAGAGCGCCGAGCCCGAAAGCGGCGAGACCGCAGCGCTTGACGCGGCGGCCCCTCCTTCGCCCAAGACGGACGACTGGGAGCACAAATACAACGTGCTCCAGGGCAAGTACAACGCCGAAGTGCCGCGACTGCTGGACGAGGCCCGCTATTGGTCCTCGCGCGTCGAGCAGCAACAGGCCGAGATCGACCAACTCAAAGCCCAGCTCGCGGGCGGCGGGCGGGAAAAGCCGCAAAGCGAAATCCCCGCCGACGTGGCCGACGTCCTGGGCGACGAGGCGGCGCGGGTCGTGGTCGAATTGCTGGCCAAGCAGCGAAAGGAGATCGAGGACCGGTTTGCCCCGCAACTGCAAAGCACGGCGCAATTGAGCCAGCAATCGGCGACCAATTTATTTTGGTCGCGGGTCTTGCAGGAGTTGCCCGACTACCCGCAAATGCAAAACGATCCGGCGTTAAACGCCTGGCTCAATCAGCCGTGGCCCGGCCAGCGCCGCTCGCGGCTGGAGGAAGCGTCGGAAGCCGCGAAACGGTTGGACGCCGAAGCGTTCATCGGGCTGCTGAAAGCGTACGCGCCGACGGCAACACCCGAAAACGGCCGCAAACCGCCCGCGCCGACGCCGCGCCGCGCGGCCGGCGGAGGAGAACCGCCGACGCCGCCGGCCGCGATGACGGCCGAACAGTACGCGGCGAAATCCCAACAGATTATCAGCTTGCGTCAAGACGGCCATTTCCAAAAAGCCGCTGACCTCCAAAAAGAACTCGATGCGGCCAAGCGCGAAGGGCGCGTGCAGGCCAAAACGGAGCCGGCCGATTACGGCTAAACCCTACGGATCTACCCTGGGTAGATCGATTTTGGAGGCAGTTTGACATCCTCCCCTGCCTAAAGACGGGGGATTCCCAAATTCGGCGATCAATGCCCTGATCGGAGACCTATGCCGTGCCTCTTACTTACCCTGTGTTAGCGGCGAACGCGGCGGCGACAGCCACGCTAAGGCCGCAAATGTTACCGAAAAGCGCGGTGCTTAAACAGTCCCCTTGGCGGGGACTGCCGCACCGTCCGCTATCCCTCCCCAGCCTTGAGGCCGGGGTCTCTCGAGGAGATGCATGATGGCAGCAGCAGTCACTAAAGCGGTCCCGGTCGCGCCGGGATTCCCGCAGTTCGCGGGCGTGTGGACGCCGGCCGTCTGGGCGTCCGACATCCTGGTCCACTTCTACGAAACGTCCGTCCTCCCCGCCATCTCGAACACCAAGTACGAGGGGCTGATCTCGGGCAAGGGCGACCGGGTGATCATCCGCGTCATGCCCGACGTGGTGTGGAAGCCCTACGCGAAGGGGCAATCGCTGATCTACGACGACATGACCCCCGGCCAAGTCGAGCTGGTGGTCGACAAGGCGGAGTACTGGGGGGCGAAAATCGACGACATCGACAAGATGCAGTCCGATATCGACTGGCTGGACAAATTCACCATGTCGGCGGCCGAGACCGGCAAGATCAACGTCGATAAAGCGGTGCTGGGCGCGTTCTACGCCGACGTGTCGTCGGAAAATTCCGGCTCGGCGGCGGGCGCGGTCAGCGGGTCGATCAACCTGGGCGAGACCGGCGCCCCGCTGGCGATGACCAAGCTCAACGTGACCGACATCATCGTCGACGCGGAAACCGTGTTGGACGAGCAGAAGGCGCCGCAGATCGGCCGGTGGATGGTGCTGCCGCCGATCCTCACCAACCTGCTGCGGAAATCGGAGCTGAAAGACGCCAGCCTGACCGGCGACGGCACTTCGATTTTGCGCAACGGCCGGGTGGGCATGGTCGGCAATTTCACCATTTACACCTCCACGCTGTTGCCGTGGGTGATGGACGGCGCGAACCGGACCTACCACATCCCGTTCGGCACCAAGGACGCGCTGACCTTCGCCGCGCAAATCCCGCCGAAGAACGTCGAGCGGCTGCGCTCCGAGCAGTTTTTCGGAACGCTGGTGCGCGGGTTGATGGTGTACGGCTTCGAGGTGCTGTACCCGGACATGGTGGGGTCGCTGTACGCCTACAAGGCGTGATGGCCCGCTGGCTCACAGACAAGAGGACACGTTATGGCAACCATCGACTTAACGGCTCAGGAAGCGCCCTGGGCGTACCCGGCGCGACCGGGCGGCGGCCCCTCCTACTCCATCGCCAAGCTCGTCGATTTCTCCGAGGTCAACGAGAAGGCGGGCACGGGGGCGGCCGATATCATCAAGCTCGTCAAGATTCCGGCGAACACCATCGTTCAGGCCGTGGCCTACCGGGTGTTCAAGGCGAGCGCCAACCTCGCCAGCCTCGATATCGGCGATTCCGCTGGCCCCACCCAGTACGCGACGGCGCTCGACATGACCTCGATCAAAGACGGGGTCTCGGCGCTCGCCGGCAAGTTCTACACCCAAGCGGATTTTATCCAGTTGCGGCAAAACACCGCCGCGACGGTGCTGACCGGCGTGATCGAGGTCGTGGCGCTGTGCTGGGACGCGAACGCCTATAAAGGGCTCGC